AGATCTCTCTCTTCTTTCAATTACTACATGTATTCCCTGCGTTTCCGCACTTCGAATCCTTCAAGATCCTTCAGCGCGCCGTAGGTACTACCAGCGCGAAATCTGCCCGTCATGCCACGCGGAACAGCCGCAATACTCGACTGAGTTTCGCGCCGTAGTCCGAAGTCACCCATCGCGCCACGTGGCCCACGACGTTCGCCCCCGTTGCGCCGGTGGCGCCGGGTCGCCCAACCGCCGCCAGTCCACGCCCGTCGCGCCCGTTGGCGGCGTCGTGGCCCACTTCCAATCTCGAACTCTGACCGCCCACTTCACGGGCAAGGACGCCGCATGAAGATCGAACTCCGTCCGCTCGCCGACATCAAGCCCTACGAGGCGAACCCGCGCATCAACGACGACGCGGTCGATGCCGTCGCGACATCGCTGCAGCAGTTCGGGTTCCGCCAGCCGATCGTCGTCGACACCGAGGGCGTGGTCGTCTGCGGTCACACGCGATTGAAAGCGGCGCAGAAGCTCGGCCTCGAGAAGGCGCCGGTGCATGTCGCCAAGGACCTCACACCGGAACAGATCCGCGCCTACCGCATCGCGGACAACAAGACCGCCGAGCTCGCCGAGTGGAACATGGATCTCCTGGCCATCGAGCTCGACGCGCTGCGGTCGATCGATGTCGATCTGGAGTCGCTCGGCTTCGACGAAGACGAGCTCGCGAAGATCTTCGCGGGGGACATCAAGGACGGGCTCACCGATCCGGACGATGTGCCGGCGCCGCCGGATGCAGCGACCACGCAGCCCGGCGATCTCTGGGTGCTCGGCGATCACCGCTTGCTCTGCGGCGACAGCTCATCCGTGGCGGACCTCGATCGGCTGCTCGATGGCCAACCGATCCACCTCGTCAACACCGACCCGCCGTACAACGTCAAGGTCGAGCCGCGCTCGAACAACGCGATCGCGGCGGGACTCTCATCGTTCGAAGCGACGCATCACCAGAAGTTCGACAAGGCGCGGAACCCCGGCTCGAAGGCCACGCACAGGAAGCTCCGCGCGAAGGATCGACCGCTCGCGAATGACTTCGTGACCGACGCAGCGTTCGACGCATTGCTCGATGCGTGGTTCGGCAACATGGCGCGCGTGCTCATTCCCGGGCGCGGCTTCTACATCTGGGGCGGCTACGCGAACCTCGGCAACTACCCACCGTTCCTCAAGAGGCACGAGTTGTACTTCTCACAGGGCGTCGTCTGGGACAAGCAGCATCCGGTGCTTACGCGCAAGGACTTCATGGGCGCGTTCGAGATCTGTTTCTACGGATGGCGCGAAGGCGCGGCGCATCTCTTCCTCGGTCCGAACAACGCGACCGACCTCTGGCATGTGAAGAAGGTGAACCCGCAGAGCATGGTGCACTTGACGGAGAAGCCCGTCGAGCTCGCGGTGCGCGCGATGCAGTTCTCGTCGCGCGCGGGTGAGAACGTGCTCGATCTCTTCGGCGGCTCAGGCTCGACGCTGATCGCGGCCGAGCAGACCGGGCGCCGCGCGTTCCTCATGGAACTCGACGCGCTCTACTGCGACGTCATTGTCGAGCGTTGGGAGAAGTTCACGGGCCGGAAGGCGGAGCGGATCGCGGCGCCGGCGACTGCGGCCTCGGCCCCGGAGAAAGCGCCAGCGAGGGCTGGCGCGGGAGTGGGGGCGGGGGCTTGATCACGAGTCGGTCAGACTGCTGGCAGTCCCGCCTCGCGTCGAAAGGCGGCGATTGCGGCGTCGGCGCTGAAGCCGTCCGCCTTCGAGAGCCGGTTGTCGAGAGGCCGTTCGCGCAGAAGCCCCGCACGCTTCATGAACTCGATCGCCACGAGGCACCGCGTCCATTTGCGGCCCGAGGAGTCGACGAGTTCGTCGACCACGAACCAACCGACGCTGTGCGGGTCGGCGTCCTCTTCGATCGTCTGCGCGACGATGTCGATGTCCTCGACGTCGACCGCGTCGACGCGCTCGAGGCCGTCGGCGTATGCGGAGCGCCGGACGAACTGGCCATCGACGAAGGCGTAGCTAGGGTCGATCGACTCCTCGGCCGCTGTGATCGCTCGCTCGAGCGCGTCCCACTCCTCTGCGGTATCCGAGTCGTGGCGCCGGGCCTCGGCGAGTTCGGTGGCGGCACCGAGGAGCGCTCGCTGCATTCTCTCGGCTCGGGTCATGGCTCAGCCCGCCTTCCGGTTGGTGGCGAACAGGCCGCGATCAGTCTTCGTGAAGCGCGCGTCCTTGCCCTTCGCCTTGATCTCGCGGATGAGCGCGGCGTAGAGCGTCTGCTCCGGCGTCTTGCCCTTGGGGCTCGACCAGAGTTTGCGCTCGGCCATCGCCTTGATCAGATCGGCGGCGTTCATCGGTTCCTTCGCGCTGCCGAGCACCGTCGCCGCCGCGTCGAGCGCGGAGACGCGCTTGGCCTTCGTGGGCTTCTTCTCCTTCGAAGGCTTCGTCGGCTTCGCGGACTTGGCCTTCGTGCCTTCGAGCGTGGCGATGCGTTCGGCGATCTCCTTGCGGGCCTCCTTCGCGAGGCGCGCGGACTTCTTGGAGTCGTTCTTCGTGGCCTTCTTCGAACTCTTGGTCTTCGTCGTGGACATGGTTCCATTCCTCGTACGGGCCGCTGGTGGAGACTCCGTGCCGCGCCCGTGAGCGGCCGGAGTCGTTGGTGGACGCTTCGCGCTTGGCGCGAGCGTGTTGATCGTGAGTCGCGTGGCGCTGAACCCGATGACGAGTTCGTGGCCTCGGCGCAGGTCGTCGAGCAGCGGCTGGTCGCGCGCGCTCAGCGGGATGCACTCACCGAAGTCGTCGCCCCCCACGAGGTCGCTCGATGTCTCGAACGCGTCGGGATCGACATCGGGCTCGCAGCCGGTTGCAAATGCGCAGAGGCATCCGACACCGGATGGCGTCCGGACATCGTCGCAGCAGAGGTAGACGCCGTGGTCGTGCGCGATCATCAGCGGCTTGCCGCTCGTGATCGCGGCCTCGACGAGGCGCAGGACGAGCGCGGGATCTTTGAATCGAAGTCGTGGCATGGTGGTTCTCAGATCGCGTCGTCCGCGTCATCGAGGAAGGCCTCGATCGCGTCGCGGCCCATGCCGCTGATGAAGGCGGCGGTGTCAATCAGGTCGCTGCGGACCTTGCCGAGGTTGCCGGGGAAGCCCCAGTTGTTCGGCGCGGCGTTCGCGCGCTCGGCGTGCTTGGCGATCTCCATCTGGAGCACATCAATCAGCCGGGCGATGTCGTTCTGGTTCGCAGTCATCGCCTCGCGTGCGGTGGTCGGCATCTTGGGCATCGCGATCTCCTCGTTGAGTGGTGCGTGGCGTCAGGCGCTGGCGGCGTCAAAGGCGCTGGCGAGCGTCTTGAAGTGGCGGGCTGCCTCTCGAAGCGCCGCGAGCGCTCCGATCCCCATCTCGATGTCGGTGGCCTTCGTCTGGAGGATGCCGCAGGTGTTCGGCATCTCGCCGCTGAGCAGTCGATGCTTCGCTTCGTCGAGCGCTTCGTGGCACCGGTCGATGCGGTACAGCAGGCTCTTCCGCGCCTCGGCTTCGAGCGCCGCGAATTCGCGCTTGGCGTGCTCGGCCTCGAACTTCGTGATGTCGTCGATCTGCGTCATGGCATTGTCCTTCGTTCGTCGCTCGCGTTCGCGCCTCGCTGTTCGGGCATCTCGATCGCGTTGGACGCATCAGGGCATGAGGACGCGAACACATCAAGGCAACCGCGCGAACACCTCGCCGGAATGCGGCAGATGTTTCGCCCCCATGGCGGAAGGTCCGAGGTGTGCGCGCGAACGGGCCAACATGTGGCCAAGGGGCGAGTCATGAGTGAGGCCACGAAGAAGCGCCCGGGCTCCCTTGACATCTATGACATCGAGCGGCTTCTCCGCGCCGCGGGCTCGAAGCATGTGTCAGCGGAGCGCGTCCGCGCCGACATCGATGCGGGCGCGCCGACGAACGTCGACGGCACACTCAATCTCGTGCACTACGGCGCGTGGCTCGTGCGGCAAGTGATGGCGCAGGAGCGTGCGGCGCCAGGAGAAGGCGTGCATGGCAACTGATGTCCGACGCCTGCGCAGCGGCGAGCTCTGTCGCCTGCTCAATTCGACGCCGCTCGGCGAATGCCTCGGCGAGCGCCAGTTCCACCGTCACCGCACGCGGGCCGGACTTCGAATCGCGGCCGATGGTGATCACAGCCGGATCGATCTCCTGCGGTATCTCGCCTGGCTCTTCGATCAGCGCCACTCTCCCGAAGCGCGGGACGCTGCGGAGTCGTCCGGGGCAGGGGGCTACGACGCGCAACGCGAGCGCTCACGGCTGCGGAACGCGCTCATGTCGGCCTCGGGTCGGGAGATCGGCGAGCTGCCGGCAGTCCAGGACGCAGAGAGGAAGACGGAGTGCGAACGAAACTTCCGGATCTTCTGCGAGAAGTACCTGCCGCAGACTTTCAACCTCAGGTGGTCTCCCGACCACTTGAAGGTCATCGCGAAGATCGAGACCGCGGTGCTCGATGGCGGACTCTTCGCGATGGCCATGCCGCGCGGCTCGGGCAAGACTTCGCTATGCGAGACGGCGTGCCTGTGGGCGATGCTCTACGGGCACCGGGAGTTCGTAGCGCTCGTTGGCAGCGACGAGGAGCACGCCGCGAGCATGCTCGACTCGATCAAGGCCGAGTTCGACAACAACGATCTGCTGCTCGCCGACTTTCCCGAGGCATGCTTTCCGATCCGGCGCCTCGAAGGCATCCACCAACGCGCCGCAGGCCAGCTCCACCAAGGGAAGCAGACGCACATCGGTTGGACGGCGCGCGAGATCGTGCTGCCGACGATCGCGGGCTCACGCGCCTCCGGCGCGATCATCCGAGTCGCAGGCATCACCGGCCGAATCCGAGGCATGAAGTACAAGCGCCCGGACGGCGGCGCCGTGCGCCCGTCGTTGGTCTTGATCGACGACCCGCAGACGGACGAGTCGGCACGGAGCCTCTCGCAGTGCGACGCGCGTGAACGCATCCTCTCGGGCGCGATCCTCGGGCTCGCGGGGCCCGGCAAGAAGATCGCTGGACTCATGACGCTGACGGTTGTGCGACCTGACGATCTGGCCGACCGTCTGCTCGACCGTGACAAGCATCCGCAGTGGCAAGGCGAGAGGACGAAGATGGTCTACTCGTTCCCGACGAACGAGGCGATGTGGTCGCGCTACGCCGAGTTGCGCGCCTCCGGCCTTCGTGCGGACGCGGGCATCGTTGCGGCGACGGCGTTCTACCGCGAGAACCAGATGGCGATGGACCACGGCGCCCTGATCGCATGGCCCGAGCGATTCAATCACGACGAGGCGTCGGCGATTCAGCACGCGATGAACTTGCGCTATCAAGGCGAGACCGCATTCTGGGCGGAGTACCAGAACGCACCATTGCCTGAAGGCGAGCTCGCCGAGGAGGATCTGCTGACCTCAGACCAGATCGCCGCGAAGACGAACGGACACGCGCGCCGCGAAGTCCCGATGGGCTGCACGCGTCTGACGATGTTCGTCGACGTTCAGGGAAAGGCGCTCTTCTGGATGGTCGCGGCCTGGGAGGACGACTTCACCGGCTACCTCATCGACTATGGCACTGAGCCCGATCAACGAGTCGCCGCCGGTGCATACTTCTCGCTGCGCGATCTGCGTTACACGCTGGCCGACGCGTCACCTCGCGCTGGACTCGAAGGTGCGGTCTACGCGGGACTCGAGCGCTTGATCGAAGCGACGGTCGGCCGCGAGTGGCGCCGCGACGACGGCGCGATGGTGCGAATCGATCGTTGCCTAATCGATGCGAACTGGGGCGCGTCGACCGATGTCGTCTACCAGTTCTGTCGACAGTCAAAGTACGCGGGGATCGTGATGCCGAGCCACGGTCGCTATGTCGGCGCGTCGAGCATTCCGTTCAGCGAGTACCGCCGGAAACGTGGCGATCGAGTCGGTCTCAACTGGCGCGTTCCGACGATCACGGGCCGTCGCGCGGTGCGCCACGTCGTGTTCGACACGAACTACTGGAAGAGCTTCGTGCACGCGCGGCTCGCGGTGCCGATGGGTGACCCCGGAAGCGTGTCGCTCTTCGGTCGGACTCCCGCGACGCACCGGCTCCTGGCGGATCATCTGCTCGCCGAGTACCGCGTCCGCACCGAAGGTCGTGGCCGGACCGTCGATGAGTGGAAGACGCGTGTCGATGGTCTCGACAACCACTGGTTCGACTGCGCCGTCGGCGCGGGAGTCGCCGCTTCGATGGAGGGGGCGCTGCTCTTCGGCACCGGCGAGTCGATGCGTGCAGCGCGACCGAGGATCAAGCTGTCAGCACTCCGGAGGGGACGATGAAGCCGGGCGCGACGAAGGAGCAGGCGAAGGACGATCGCGGCATCCGTTGCCCGAGGTGCGGGTGCGGCCACTGGCGGGTCGTCTACACACGCGCGGCGTTCGGCAATCAGCTCGTTCGGCGCCGGGAGTGCCGGTACTGCGGCAAACGGCTCACGACGACCGAGCGCGCCCACGCCGTTCCGCGTTCGTAGAATCCGCCCACGCCTATGGATGGGATCGGTGGACACGGATGACCAATGACAATTTGATCGACGGCAGTTCGGGACCCCTTGCGGAGGCAGCGGCCTCCGACCTCGCAGACTTCGTGCGCGGCAATCGATCCGCGAAGTATGGGCGGTTCGTGATAGCGGCCCTCAGCAGCATTCCGTGGATCGGTGGGCTGCTCGGTGCTGGGGCAGCGCTGCACGCCGAGAACGAGCAGGGCCGAGTGAATTCGCTTCTAGCTGAGTGGATCGACGAGCATCGACGGAAGGCCGCAGAGCTGGAGGCGACGCTTGCGGGGATCGCCGGTCGACTCGACGAGCTCGGACCAGAGGCGGAGAAGCGCGTTGAGGAGCCCGGATACCTCGATCTCGTCAGGCAAGGATTCCGGGTCTGGGACGAAGCAACGACGAACGAGAAGCGCGAGATTGTTCGCAGGCTGCTGACCAATGCCGGAGGTTCTCGCCTGTGCTCGGATGATCTCGTGCGACTCTTCCTGCATTGGATCCGCCAGTACGACGATGTCCATTTCCGCATCATCCGAGCGATCTATCGAGGCAAGTCGATCACTCGACGCAAGATCTGGGCTGACATCGGGAATGGGCGTGTGCGGGAGGACTCTGCTGAGGCGGATCTCTTCCGGTTGTTGATCAGTGACCTCAGCATTGGGCGGGTGATTCGACAGCATCGGGATGTGACCGGGAGGGGTGAGTTCCTGCGCGGTGAACGTCGAGAACGAGGCGCAAGCGATGTGCTCGAGTCTGCTTTCGAGGACACCAAGCGCTACGAGCTCACCAGCCTCGGCAAGCAGTTCGTCCACTATGCGCTCGATGAGGTCGCACCTCGGATCGGCGGGACACCGGACACCTCCGCCGATGCCGTGCACGACAACTGACGGCGCGATTCCTGTTGCCGCGATGTCTACCGGTGTAACGATCTGCTCTCGCTCGATCGGTGAGCTGACAAGTCCTCGAAGCCACGGCGTAAGTCTCCAGTAGCGGCCCCGCGCGTTCGCGCGACCTGGCCGCGACGGGAGTCGTCGTGGCCGAAGACCTCGATCAGAAAATCCGTGATGCTGCCGCCGGACCGGCGCGCGCGTCGAACGAGACTGGGTCCGTCGACCAGCAGCCTCTGAGTGCGCTCGTCGAGGCCGATCGGTATCTCGCGTCGAAGGACGCCGCGGCGAATCCTCGCAAGGCACTCCGCTTCACGAAGCTCGTTCCCCCGGGGGCGTGCTGATGGGGTTCATCGCGACCATGCTCGGGCGCCTCGGGCGAATCGAACGCCCGCGCCCTGCCCTCGGCACGGCTGGCCGTCACCGCGTGAGCCTTCGCGCTGGCTTCGATGCCGCGAAGACGACTGACGAGAACCGCCGCCACTGGTCCGAAGCTGACTACCTCTCGGCCGACGCTGCCGCGACACCGGATGTCCGCCGCACTCTGCGTGCACGTGCTCGCTACGAGGCCGCGAACAACAGCTACGCGAAGGGAATCGTCTCGACGCTCGCGAACGACTGCGTTGGAACTGGCCCGCGCCTTCAACTCCTCACCGACAACCCGGCCGCAAACACCGCCATCGAAGCGGCGTTCATGCAGTGGGCGAAGGCGATCGATCTCGCAGGCAAGCTCCGCACGATGCGGATGGCGAAGACGGTCGATGGCGAAGCGTTCGCACTCCTGACCACAAACCCCGAGATCCAGAGCGAGGTCATGCTCGACCTGCGGCTGATCGAGGCCGATCAGGTGACGACCCCCTCGATGCGCCTCTGGCAGCTCCCGAACAACGGCGCCGTCGATGGCATCGAGTTCGACGAGTACGGCAACCCCACCTACTTCCATGTGCTGCGCGCCCATCCGGGGGCGCTCTTCGGTCTCGCAAGTGTCGACTTCGATCGCGTGCCTTCCTCCGGGATGGTGCATGTGTATCGCGTCGATCGTCCTGGACAGTCGCGCGGCATCCCTGAGATCACGCCCGCGCTCCCGCTCTTCGCGCAACTCCGTCGCTTCACTCTCGCGGTGCTCGGCGCCGCCGAGACCGCGGCCGACTTCGCAGGCATCCTCTACACCGATGCGCCTGCAGCGGGCGAGGCCGAGTCGATCGAGCCGATGGACACAGTCGAACTCGAGAGCCGCGCGCTCGTCACCATGCCCGCGGGCTGGAAGATGGGCCAGGTCGACGCGAAGCAGCCGTCGACAACCTACGGCGAGTTCAAGCGCGAGATCCTGAACGAGATCGCGCGGTGCTTGAACATGCCGTTCAACATCGCGGCGGGGAACAGCGCTTCCTACAACTACGCGAGCGGTCGTCTCGACCATCAGACCTACTTCAAGGCGATCCGGGTCGAGCGCAGCGAGTTCGAGTGCCGCGTGCTCGATCGCATCCTCGTCGAGTGGCTGCGTGAAGCCGCGCGTGCGCTTGGAATCGTGCCCCCTTCACTGCGCGACGCGATGCATGTGCCGCACGCGTGGTTCTGGGATGGCCATGAGCATGTCGATCCGGCGAAGGAAGCGACGGCTCAGTCCACGCGTTTGACCTCACACACCACGACTCTCGCAGCCGAATACGCCCGCATGGGTCTCGACTGGGAGGAGCAGATCCGCCAGCGGGCGAAGGAGGTCGCGCTCATGGACGAGCTCGGCCTCACTTCTCTGAGCGCCGCATCAGTGGCGCACGACGACCGCGACGAACCCGACACGGAGGAGAGCGATGCCCTCGGCCCGCGCAACAACTGAACTCCGCGCCGTGCGCATGAGCGCACCGATCGAGCACTGGACCGATGTTCAGGCGCGAGCGGGTGAAGGCACCGAAGCGCGCTCGCTGCGGCGCTTCGAGATGGTGGCCTACACCGGCAGCGCGATGGAACTCGTGGGCTGGGACGCGCCGGTCGTGATCGATCTTGCGGGCCTGAGCATCCGCGGAACTTCGCGTCCGATCCTGAAGGACCACTCGCCATCGATGATCGTCGGTCACACCGAAAGTGTCGGTGTCGAAGCCGGGCGCCTTCAAGTGCGCGGCATCGTCTCTGGCTCGGGCCGTGTCGCAGGCGAGATCGTCGAGAGCAGTCGGAACGGATTCCCCTGGCAGGCGAGCGTCGGCGCGAAGGCAACGCGCACCGAGTTCGTCAAGAAGGGCCAGTCCGCCGCCGCGAACGGCCGGACCTTCGAGGGACCGCTGCACATCGTGCGCGCCTCGACCTTGAACGAAGTGAGTTTCGTGGCGCTCGGCGCCGACGACGACACCTCCGCGCGCGTGGCAGCCAATCGCGCCATTGCCGAGGACGGCATCGATGACAGAAGGGACGACAACACCATGAGCACCGTCAACAACGACACCATCACTGCCGACGCGGGCACTGCAGCAGCGGCCACAACCGCTGACTCTGTGACTGCCGCGGCAGCTGCAGTGGCCGGAGCCGATCCGATCGCAGACATGCGCGTGCGTGCCGCAGCCGAGGCGACTCGGATCGCAGCGCTGCACACGATTTGCGCCGGTCACCCTGAGATCGAAGCAAAGGCGATCCTCGATGGCTGGTCCACCGAGCGCACCGAACTCGAAGTGCTCCGCGCTGCGCGGCCCGCATCCGGCATCGCCGCACCGAACATCGGTGCCGGGCGTGGCCCACTCACGCAGAAGGTGCTCGAAGCGGCCGCGTGTCTCTCTGCCGGCGTGAGTGAGAAGCGATTGCTCAAGGACTTCGGCGAGCAGACTCTCGACTCGGCATCGCCGCTCCGCTCGATCGGACTGCGCGAGCTGGCTGCGAACTGCGCCCGCCTCGAGGGCAAGCACATTCCGGGGGTCTTCGGCGATGGCGCCGCCACGATCCAGGCTGCGTTCACCACGCTGAGTCTGCCCACGATCCTTGAAGGCACGATGCAGCGCACGATGCTCGAGGCCTACGAGGCCGTGCCCGTCGTCGCCTTCGAAGTCTGCCGGGTCGGCAGCGTGAAGGATTTCCGCGAGGTCACGCGTGTACGTCTCCTCGGCGCGGGCCGTTGGGAGAAGGTCGCGCAGGATGGCGAACTCAAGCACGGCCAGCTCAGCGAGCAGACGTTCAAGAACCAGGCCGAGACGCGGGGCATCATGCTCACGCTCACTCGGCAGGACCTGATCAACGACGACCTCGGCGCCTTCCTCGATCTGCCCCGTCAGGTCGGCATGGATGGGGCGGCGACGATCGACGATGAGTTCTTCCGGCTGCTCCTGTCGAACCCCGGCAGCTTCTTCTCGGTCGGGAACAGCAACTTCCTGTCGGGCGCCGACACGGCGTTCGGCGTGGACTCGCTCTCGATCGCTCGCGCGAGCTTCTCGAAGATCAAGGTCGGCCCCGGCACTGAGGCGAAGGACAAGAAGCCGATCAATCTCCGCCCGACACGGCTGCTTGTGCCGGTCGAGGTCGAGACGGACGCACAGGTGCTGCTCGGCTCCGCGCAGATCCAGCTCGACGGCTCAAGCGCGAAGACGAAGCTGCCTGTCGACAACCCGCACCGCGGCAAGTACGCGCTCTCCGTCGCCCCGCATCTCTCGGACAGCTTCTACAGCGGCAACAGCGCGAAGGCGTGGTACCTCTTCGCCGACCCGCGACTCGTGGCTGCGTTCGAGATCGTCTTCCTGAACGGAAAGCAGCAGCCGACGATCGAGCGCACGCCGACTCCGGCAAACACGCTCGGCGTCTCGTGGGCTGCCTACATCGACTTCGGAGTGCGCGAGCAGGACTTCCGCGGCGCGCTCAAGGTGAAGGGCGAAGCCTGATCCACACATCCCCTGGCCCCCGGACGGGTGGGGCGCGGTCCTCGTGATCGCGCTCCACCTTTTCAGAACCACAGACGGAAGGAAGCACTCCTATGGCTCGATTCATTCACGAAGGCAAGTCAATCGACTACACCCCCGGGGGCGATGTCACTGCTGGCGCAGTGGTCGTTCAGGGTGAACTCGTCGGTGTCGCTGCACGCGACATCAAGGCGAACAAGCTCGGTGCACTCGCAGTCTCAGGAGTCGTCGACTTCCCGAAGCAGGTGGGCGCGCTCAGTGCGATCGCAGCGGGCTCGCTCTGCTACTGGGACGCCGGCAACACTCGCGCGACGCTGAGCGCCGCTGCTGGGGCAAACAAGCTGATCGGCAAGTGCGTGATCGCGGCGTCGGACGGCGATGCCCTCGTACGCATTCGCATGTCGCAGTGACCCCAGGGGAGCCTCGCGTGCAATGCCCGACCTCATCGCTCAAGGAGCCGAGTGGCTCGCCGAGCAGCGTCGCTCGCATCTCTCTCACGAGATCGAGTACCTGGCCGGCACCGTCGCAACGAACATCGTCGCGACCATCGGTCGCACGGAGTTCGAAGTGGCGACTGAAGGCGGCATCATGGAGCGCACCGAGTCGCGCGATTTCATCGTCGCGACCGGCGACCTCGCGGAAGCGCCGGCACGCGGAGATCAGATTCGCGAGCAGCGTGGCGGACTCGTCTATGTGTTCGAAGTCATGGCGCCGGTCCAGAGCGCGCCCGCCTGGCGTTGGGCCGACGCGACACGCACCGCCTATCGCATTCACACACGACTCGTCGGCGTCGAGCCGACGCATGTTCCTCCACCTTGACCCGGAGTCCCTTCCATGAATGACTTGGTCGCCCTCTTTCAGACGATCGCCACTGTCGCGGCTGCCGCAGCGATCTTCATTCACCTCGGTCACCGCGACGAGCAGTTGAACTCGCTCGCTCGCAGCGTCGACGAGCTGCGGAAGGTTGTCGACAACCTCGTGAAGACGACGGTCGCGGTCACGACCACCATCCAGTACTCGCAGCGGATGCACGAAGACACGGCGCGCCGGATCGATCGGCTCGAGCAGAACCATCGCGCCTCGGGCGCGCCGACTGGCCGACGCGATCACTGCGATGAGGTCGTCCGCGCGTCCGGGCCGGGCGGAATGGAGCTCTGATCATGGCGTCGCGACTTCGAATCCTGGCCGACGCGATTGCAACTGCGGTGAACGCAGCGGCGATCCCGCTGCCAAGCGCAGCCGTTGTGGCGTGGATGCCACTTGCCGATCGCGCGGCCTCCGACACGCTCGCGTGCTGGGTCGTGCCTTCGACGGAGACGCCAGGCTCGCTCTCCCGTGGACAGGTGAGCTACGAGTGCGAGGTCTTCGTCGCGCTCCAGAAGGCTGCGGCGAACGAAGCTGAGATCGACGGTCTCGCGGGCACCCTTGAAGCGATCGGCGATGCCTTGATGCATCGGCCGCTTGCGCTTCCCGCTGGAACCGCGCACTTCGTCTCGATGCGGATCGAGCCGGTGCTCGACCTCGATCACTGGAACCGCCTCAAGCAATACACGGGCGTGCTGCGCCTCACCTATCGCCTGGTGGGTGCCGTGGGGGTGTCTCCATGAGAGCGAACCCGATCGCGTTCGAGATGTCCGTCGGCACGACCTATGTGCGAGCGTCGAATGTCCGTCTGTTCGCAAGCGTGACGGTCGTGAACACGACGGCGGCGCGCACGGCGTACCTCTCCGCCGACGGTGGCGCGACTCGCGCATCCCTACCGACGAACGTGCCGGTGCGCCTCGATCGCATCAACCTCAACGAACTCTTCGTGGCCGCAAGCTCGAGCGGCACCGTCGTTTCCTTCACCGGAAACTCGCCTGCGGACTGAAAGCGTCCGTCGCTGAAAGGACTTTCCGATGGCCATCCGGCTCGGACTCAACGCCAAGCTCTACAGAAACACCGCGACCTACGCGTCACCGTCATGGGACGAGATCGCGAATGTGAAGGATGTCACGCTGAACCTCGAATCGGGCGAAGCGGATGTGACCACGCGCGCGAACAACGGTTGGCGCGCGACGGCGCAGACGCTGAAGGACGCATCGATCGAGTTCGAGATGGTCTGGGATACCGAGGACGCCGACTTCGAGGCGATCAAAGACGCGTATCTCGGCAACACCACGATTGAGGTCCTCGCGCTCGACGGTCCCGTAAGCGGCGCCGGCTCCGCCGGCAATCAGGGCCTGCGGGCCACCTGCAGCGTGACTGCGTTTTCGCGATCGGAGCCTCTTGAAGAGGCGCTCAGTGTGAGCGTGACGCTCAAGCCTGCGTATGCCGCCAACCCGCCCGAATGGCACGAGGTGCCCTGATGCGCGCCTTCACTGACAACGCCGGTCGCTCCTGGTCGATCGCGCTCACGGTCGCGGCCATCAAGCGCGTGCGCGACCTTGCGAAGGTCGATCTGCTCGACCTCGCCGATGGGCGGATCTTCGAGAAGCTCGTGGCCGATCCGGTCACCCTCTGCGATGTGCTCTATGCGGTCTGCAAGCCGCAGGCGGATCTCACCCAGGTGTCTGACATCGAGTTCGGCGAAGCGATGGCTGGCGACGCGATCGAGCACGCATCGAAGGCGCTCATCGAGGAGCTCATCCAGTTTTTCCCGAATGCCCGCGAGCGGGCGGCGCTCTCGCGGGTGATCCGAACGATGGACGCCGCGATGGATCAGGCGCGGACGCTGGTGGAGCGACGACTCGAGAGCGGCGAGGTCGAACGCGCGATGAGCGCGGCGATCTCTGGTCCGTTGTCTATCGACTCGCCGGCATCGTTGGCGTCGGCCCCAACAACCTGACGCTGCGCGAACTGGACTGGATGGCAGACGCTCGTCTCGACGAACGATGGTCGCACACCGCATCACTGATGGCACTCATCGCCAACATCCATCGCGACCCCAGGAAGGGCAAGCGATTCACGCCCGACGACTTCAATCCCCGCCCCCGGCTGCGGTCTAAGGCAGGCGCGTCAGTTCGGGCGTCGCGAGCTGCGATCCCAACGGTCGGGATCACGGCATTACGAGTCGTCTTCATCAATCAGGGCCGGCCCGCAAAGGCCGGTGCTCGGGAGGGACATATATGAGGTATCGAAACTCGGTTCTGGCGTTCCTGTTCAGCATCGTGGCATTGATCAGCATTCTCGGCTGCGAGGGCCTCCGCGATGTCGTGGCGGGTGCCGTCGGTGCCCCGACCAGCAAGGATGTGAGGGCGACCGCGGACCAGATCGCGAAGGCCGATGAAGAGGTCGAGAAGCTCAAGGAGCAACGACTCCTGGCCGAGCGCGAGCAGGCGAAGCTCAATGCGTCCGAAGACCGGATCGGTCAGCGCCGCGAAGTGATCGAGCGCATGCAGAGCGAACTCGCGTCGAAACTGGCGACGGCGCCGCCCGAAGCACGCACGATCCTGCTCGCGTCAATCAGAGAGATCGACGCGCAACTCGAAGGACTCACGAACGAGTCCGCCGCTGTCGCGCGACTCCTGGCCGACTACGAGGAACAACTCGTCAAGGTCGAGGTGGCAGCAAGCAAGGCGAAGCGCGATCTCGCGCAGGCCGAGGCGACTCTCGAGTCCTTGGACGAAGCGACTGTCGATGCAATCAAGCGCTCGACCGCCGCAGTGAAAGGCATCGGCGACCAGGTCGGCAACCTCGGTGTGCCCGGTGCTGGCATGATCGCGGGCCAGGTATCGAGTGTGCTCGAGACCGGAATCGCCGCGCTCCTTGGTGGCGGAAGCATCGGGACTCTGATCGCCCTCCGGGGGCGCAAGAAGGCGCGTGAGCTTGAGGAGGAGCGCGACGAGGTGCTCGAACAGCGCGATGGTGCACGACGCGTGATCGCGGTCACCGAGCGCTTCGGAATCGAGAACATCGCGAACGACCCGAATGTCCGCAAGCAAGCAAAGGCGGTCCTCGCAGGTGACGACATGGCGCGCATTGAGTTCGCCCTCGCGAAGGCGGAGGCGTGACCGTGCTCACGATGTCGATCGGCAAGAGCAAGGATTTCTTCTTCGACCGCGAGCGTGTCACGCGCGCGATGGATGCCGCGACTCACAAGGCGCTCTCCAAGGGAGGCGCCTTCGTGATGCGCGGCGCCCGCAAGTCGATCAAGGAAGGCAAGGTGCGCCCACGGGGGAAGGCACGCGAAGGCGAAACACCGAAGGTGGTTCAGCGTGTCTCACTTCCTGGGCGGCCCCCGTACTCAAGGACTGGCCTCCTCCGTGACCGCATCCTCTTCGCCGCAGCCCCCGGAACGGGCAGCCCAAGCGTGCTTGTCGGTCCTGAACGGATCAACAAGAGCTCCGGCGCGCCCGAGACTCTTGAGTTCGGTGGCACGACTGTGATCGAGCGGCGCTCGCGGACTGGAAAGGCAGAGCGCAGGACGGTCCGTATCGATGCGCGTCCATACATGGCGCCGGCACTCGCGCGCGAGGCGAGCAAGTTGCCGGAGCAGTTCCGGAACGCAGTCGTCTCAAGGGGGTGACTGTTGGCCAAGGGCTCGGCTTCTGGCATCAAGGCTGGCCGCGCGTATGTCGAGCTCGGGGTCAATGACCGACTCACGAAGGGACTCCGCGCGGCGCAGGCGCGACTGCAGGCATTCGGCGGTGCCGTCCGCAACATCGGCCTCGGCATGGTTGGTGCTGCCACCGCAGCGGTGGCGCCTCTTGCGGCGAGTGTGAAGCTCTTCAGCGATGTCGGCGACTCCGTCGCGAAGGCGGCCACGCGCACCGGCATGAGCACCGAGGCGATGTCGGAGCTTGGCTTCGCCGCCGAGCAGTCCGGCGCAGACATGGCGACACTCGAGAAGGGTGTCCGAATCATGCAACGCACGATGGTCGAGGCCGCGAATGGCACGACTGTCGCCCAGGATGCATTCGATGCCCTCGGCATCAGTGTGCAGTCGCTCGAGGGTCTCTCGCCGGACGAGCAGTTCGCCGCGATCGCAGATCGCATCAAGGCGATCGACGATCCCGCCAGGCGCACAGCGGCGGCGATGGACATCTTCGGGCGTGCGGGCGCTCAACTCATCCCGATGCTGGCGGAGGGCGCTTCAGGCATCGAGGCATTGCGGCAGGAGGCACGCGACTTCGGAATCTCGATCGCAGGCAAGGACGCGAAGGCGGCCGAGATCCTCAACGACACCTTCAATCGCCTCAGCAAGTCGATCCGCGGGATCTGGCTGAACATCGGCGCGGCGCTCGCACCAGCGGTGACGGACCTCACGCAACGCATGGCTCGAATCGCGGCCGCCACCAGCAAGTGGATCGCCGCCAACCGACCGTTGATCGTCACGATTGCGAAGGTGGTCGCGATCGTCGGCGCTGTTGGCGTTGCGCTCGTGGGTGTTGGTCTCTCGATCTCGCTTGCTGGTGCTGCGCTCGGTGGCCTGGCGACAGTGTTCGGGCTCGCCGTGAAGGCGGTGCTCCTGGCGAAGGTCGCGCTGCTCGCACTCATCTCACCGATCGGACTTGTTGCGGCCGCACTCGGCGGCGGCATCGCAGCGCTTCTCTACTTCACTGGTGCGGGTGGCGCAGCTCTCGATTGGCTGCGCGACCGCTTCAGTGAACTGCGCGAGCGTGTCACAGAAGTGCTCGGTGCGATCGGGGACGCTATGGCCGCGGGTGATCTCGCGCTCGCCGCGAAGATCGCATGGCTTGCGATCAAGGCGGAGTGGATTCGTGGCACTGGCTGGCTCCGCGACATCTGGACCGAGCTCAAGTCTTGGTTCTTGCAGTCCTGGAGTGAGGTCGTCGGCGGCGTTCAGCTCTTCGCGGCCGAGGCATGGAGCGCGTTCGAGACAGCGGCAGCGGAGGCGTTCGCGTTCGTCTCGCGCGCCTGGATTGGAATGACCACGCTGTTCCGGGGCGTGTGGGAGTCGGTGACTGGATGGATGGCCGACCGACTCATCGATGTGATGGCGCTCTTCGACGAGTCGCTCGACGCTGCAGCAGCGAAGGCCGCACGACTTGCCACTGATGATGCGAGTGCCGCGGGGCTCGAGAAGGAACGCTCCGCTCAGGAACAGCAGATCGCTGAACGACTGGCGAACCGCAGGAGCTCGTCGGCGAGCTCGCTCGCAGCAAGGAAGGACGCGATCGGCGCGGGCATGGTCGGCGATCAACGCTCGATCTCTGCCGCGGGTGACACAGCGCTAGCCGAGACTGCTGACGCGCTCGCGAAGGCGCAGGAGGAACTCCGAGGCGCGATGGCCGAAGCACGCAAGGCGCGCGAGGCCGCGGCCGAGGATGGACCGGTCGCCGCGCGCCGGCCAGCGCTGGCCGATGCATTGGAGGGCGCCGACGGCGCAAGCGCCAAGGCCTCGTCACGCGGCATTTTCGCGGCTGCCGCAATCCAGAGTCTTCAGGCCGGGAGTGGCCGACCGCTCGATCGGATCGCGAAGGCGACCGAGGACACCGCAAAGAGTGTCGCCGCACTCGTGCGCAAGGCATCGAGTGAAGGACTCGTGTTCACGGAGTAACGCGTGCCCATCGCCTTCGCCGAGCTTGCCTCCAGTCCACGCATCGAGACCGAATCGCGCGAGCGATCGTTCCTCGCCACCGGCTCGAGCGACGAAGAGGACATCAAGAGCGCCGCCGAGGCGACGCTGCCGTTCACCGATGGCGGTCTCGGAAACCGTCGCATCGCGGTCGAACCGATCGACTCCAATCAGGGCTTCTGGGAGGTCCGCGCCGACTACCGATCGAGCTCGCCCGTCACGCCGCCCGAGGTGGGCCAGAGCGCGTTCGAGTTCGAGATCGGAACGACCTCGAGCCACATCACGCAATCGAAGGCAACTGTCGGCGGCTATGCGCCCGCAGGGGCACCTTCGATGCCGGACTTCGACGAGGCGATCGGCGTCACGCAGGACGGCGTCGATGGTTGCGACATCCTCGTGCCCGAAGCGCGCTTCTCGGAGACGCACTACCTCTCGTCGGCATTCGTGACGGCGGCGTACCGTCGCACGCTGCGCTCGCTGACAGGCAAGGTGAACTCTGGTTCATTCCGCGACCACGCCGCCGGAGAGGTGCTCTTCCTCGGAGCGCGCGGTGGGAAGCGCGCGAACGACGATGTCTGGGAGGTCACCTTCAGCTTCGCGACGAGCGACAACGCGACCGGGCTATCCGTCGGTGCGATCACCGGCATTGCGAAGGGCGGCTGGGAGTACCTCTGGGTCTACTACGAGCCGGTCGTGAGCGCTGACCGCATCGCGCTCCAGCCCGCGTTCGCCTATGTCGAGCGCGTCTACGACTCGGGCGACTTCAGTGCTCTGGGGATCGGTTCATGAGCCCCGCCCCCGGCCCCGGAGGCGTTCGTCCCGCCGACCGTCTTCGCATTCGTGCCGCGGATTGGAACGCAGTCAATCGCGCCGCGCGGCACCTGCTTCAAGAGCCGATCGAACTCAAGGGGCGCACTGCTACCGACCTTGCCACGACGCCGTCGGTCTTGCTGGCCCGCAACACGCATGCTTCGAACATTCCACGGCATGGAGTGGTCGTCCTGTCGACCCCCATCGTCCTGCCGAGCGCAAACGAAGCCGAGTGGTCGTCGCGCATGGCCGTCAACTGTCAGATTCCAACGACGAGCGACGCGCTGGCATGGATCGGGATCGCGATCACACCGATCGTGTCGTCGAAGTTTGGACGCGTCGTCGTCTCGGGTGCCGTGCAGGCGATCGTCAATGTCACGAATACGGCGCACAAGTACGCCGTCATCCAGAGCGGTGTGCCGTACCTCCAGAGTGCCGCGTCCGGACCTGTGCGTCTTCTCTGGCACGAATCCGGCATCGGCGAGAAGCGCGCGTTCATTGCGCTCGGCGCCGCGTATTCGCCGCCCGGCCTTCGATTCAAGCTCTCCGGAGCCTCGGCCATCGCAGGACGAGCGTTTCAATGGGACTACTCGGGCAGCGAAGCCTCGCTTGATGCCGACGGGCTTCCTGTTCTGGTGTCTGGTGGCGTTTCGGCCACGCTCCGCAATCTCGCGGAAGTCATGAACTCCGCGACCTTCGCGGCGGGCATCGACCCGACCTACCTGCCTGCCGGAATCGAGATCCAGCCGATCGGCAGGAAGAAGACCGGCCCATTCGTCGGCGCTGTGGTCGACGCTGTCCTTCTCGAGGATGGACGCTGGTGGTTCGATCGATTGAACGCGCCGGACGGACCGTGCGGGTGACCGATGGCTGGCATTCCCTACTGGTGCTGCTGCTATCCGTGCGGTTGGGGGCCACCAACCGGAACGCTGCAATTCCTCTGCGGTGTGCTCACGAGCACCTATGCGAACACCTACAGCGTCGCCGTCACGCACTCGCACGCGTCGACGATTCAGTACCTCCATCCGACGACGGGCGCAGTTCTCTGGCAGCTCCCGTGCTTCACGCCGATCAGCTACACGACGCTGATCCTTCGCGCGAACTCGTTCGGCAACATCTGGGCGCAGCCGCTGCCCCTCTACTTCGGCGCGGCTGGACCGAGCGGGTCCTTTCTGCTCGCGTGCCACGCGGCCGATCCGCTTAGCGTCGTCGGCGTGGACGACGGCATCGCTGGTGGAGGCTCGTGGATCGGCATCTGGCGCGGTGCGCTCCAGCTTGACGGGCCCGTGTTCAGCGGCGCGCGACTCTCGACGACGACGGCGGGTTGCTGGCGCTGGCGCAAGAGTGACGGCACCTGGCCTGTGGCTCCTGGCACACCGATGTGGTCGATCGGAGGAATCGCGGGCCAGTTCTCAACCCCGACATGCCCACTGGTCGGCAGCTACTCGGTGCCGAACTTCTCGAACCCATGCGGCTCAGGCGTGCGCTTCACGGGAGTGGTGTCGTGAGCAACGAGAGCGGCGGATACCCATGCCCCCATCGCGACGGCGATCGATGCTTGCTCGGAAGGTTCCGGGCGCGGCCCTCGATCGGCGCCTGCGCGGTGCACTGCGACTTCGGCGCGAAGCTCGTGTGGCCGATGATTACGGCGCCGCGATCGCAGGCTCCGGCCACCGACCTGTTGCCGCGCCACATCCGCGAAGGCTGCTGCGGCGACGGCGCTGGCCCACCCGTTCCCTCTTGACGCGTTCGACGGCACCGCTATCTTGGTCGCAGACACCCGTTGCCCCCGGAAGCGCCCGGCTGAGCCGCAAGGTTCGCCGGGCGTTCTTGTTGAGGCTCTCAGCTCGCGTGTTCGGCTTTTATCCCGGCCTTCTGCAGCTCGACATCCTTCCAGTCGCCGTAGCTCTTGCCAGTGGCCGACTCCTTCCACTCGAGACGGCCGTTTGTGCTCGCGCCCTTGACGGCTCCTGCAGCGGCGCTCGGACTGTCGAACGGCACATCCGCAGCGAACACAAGCCATTCTGGGTTCTGCGCGTGCGGCACCAGTTTGCCGTCCGTGACCAGCTCCTCACGGCGCTCTCGCGCCGTCGACGACGGCACATCATCTCGGCACGCCGTTGAACCCTTCAGCACCACGAACTCGCCATCGATTTCGCGCGCCTTCGCCTCGACTCCCTTGGAACGAAGGAGGAAGAGCGGCTGGTGACCATGCGCGCCTGGACTTGGGGTCGCCACTTGCGGCGCAGGCTGAAGGAACGCGAATCCGAGCGCTGGCAGCAGCACTTCGAGATGCCGCAGGAACTGTTCCATGTCCTCGCGGTCCGACTCGGGCAGTGGAGTCGGTACGGGGCGACGGTCGTTGATGACACGCGCGCGTCCCGCGGCGTGGGCCATCGCGATCAACCGGGCCTCGAGGTATCGCCCATGCGCCTTCGTGAGATTCTCGTCCTTGCTCGCGATCAGGATCGTGCGCGTCCAGAACTCGAACTGTTGCTTGGCGTCGCGATTGTGCTCAGAGAGACGGCCTGTCAGCGTGTCCGTCTCCCCGATGTAGACAACCTCGCGCGTCGGGTTCTCCGGATCGCGCCCCACCAGGCAGTAGATGCCTGTCCGCCCGGCCTCCGGCCGACTCGCGAGTTCCGCAAGCTGCGCGCGAGGCACCACGAGTGCCTTGCCGACCCAGTTCCCGATCTCGGCCGTCATCATCCCGGTCGGGGAACCGTCCACAAGGAGGAGCTTGACTGTCAGGCCCGGCATGGGGGGAGCATACTTCGCGCGCCCGCGCGGCTTGGATTCGGCAGCGATTGACACCAACTGCCAGAGTCGTTCTCATGGTCGCGTGACCCGTGGGACTAAGAAGCGACCTGTGCAACGTCATCGAAGCGCCCGCATCGAGACGCGCGTCCCGACCGACGCGGTCTTTACGATCGACGAGCTCGCGATCTACCTGAAGCTCCCGAAGCGGACGCTCTACAAGCTGGCGCAAGAGGGGTCCGTCCCAGCACAAAAGGTGGGGAGGCATTGGCGGTTCAAGCGGGACACGATCGACCGTTGGCTCGATCACGGGAAGGGCCAGAGCGCATGAGCGGCATCACGCGCCATGCGACCGACGAGCCCGGTCCGGCGAAGCCCGCCGGAACGCGCTCCCGGCAGCGCATCATCGACCATGGCGAAGTCTTCACGCCGCCGGGGTTGGTAAACGACATGCTCGATCTCGTCGCCCATGAGTGCGAGCGCATCGACTCACGCTTTCTCGAGCCCGCCTGCGGCGATGGCAACTTCCTCGCCGAGGTGCTGCGTCGAAAGCTCCGCACGGCCGACAAGAACCAACCCTGCAACCGCGCCCGATGGGAGCGGGATGCGATCCTGTGCCTGTGCAGTCTGTACGGAATCGACTTGTTGCCAGACAACGTTGCTGCTTGCCGAGAGCGGCTGCTCGGGATCGTCGATGAGGCCCACGCCGCTCGATTCAAAGAGCCGCTGCCAGAGCCTGCTCGCACGGCTGCCGGCGCCATTCTCTCGACCAACATCATCCACGGCGATGCGCTGTCGCTTCAGAGAGCGGACGGCCAGCCGATCGTCTTCCCCGAGTGGTCGGCCATCAACGGCATGATGCTCAAGAGGCGGGACTACACGTTCCGCGAGCTGCTCGGGCATGCGGAGATGAAGTCCACCCCGCTGTTCTCCGACCTTGGCCACGATGTGTTCGTGCCACAACCCGTCGCCGACTATCCTGCCTGCCATTACCTCAATGTCGCCGAGGCGAAGGGGGAACGGCGATGACCGAGTTGGCGTCCGGTCACAATCCCGACATCCTCACCTGCTTGGCGAACTTGTCGGCCGACGAGGTCTTCACGCCGCCGAAGCTGGCGTCGGCGATGCTCGACATGCTCCCGCAGGACCTGTTCCGCCGCGCTGACAGCACGTTTCTCGATCCGATGTGCAAGAGCGGCGTGTTCTTGCGCGAGATTGCCCGACGGCTCAACAACGGTCTGCGCGACCAGATGCCCGATGAGCAGAAGCGCGTGGACCACATCTTAACCCAGCAGGTCTTCGGGCTGGCCACCAGCGAACTCACTGCTGCAATCAGCCGCCGCAGCGTGTACTGCTCAAAGAAGGCGGATGGCAAGTACTCCGTGGCCACCCGGTTCGAAACCTTCGAGGGCAACATCCGCCTGCCCCGCACCCAGCATCGCTGGAACAACAATGGCAGGTGCGAAGACTGCGGCGCGAACAAGGGCGAGTATGACCGCGGCGACGCTCGAGAGGCCTACGCCTACCCGTTTATCCACGGAATCGATCCAAGGGAGCTGTTCAACGTGAGATTCGACGTCATCATTGGGAATCCGCCGTATCAATTGAGCGACGGCGGCGGCATGGGAACAAGCGCGACACCCATCTATCAGTGTTTCGTTGAGCAAGCCAAGAAGCTTGAACCGAGGTATCTCACGATGGTGATCCCATCGAGGTGGTTTTCCGGTGGAAGAGGCCTTGATGAGTTTCGCGCGGCGATGCTTGCGGACGATAGGCTGTCCAAGCTTGTGGATTACCCCGACGCTGCTCAATGCTTCCCGGGAATCGATCTCAGTGGCGGAGTGTGCTACTTCCTCTGGGACAGGGACCGCAAGGGCGAGTGCGATATCACGACCATCTTCCCTGAAGGCCCATCGACGATGTCTCGCCTACTTCTCGAAGAGGGCACGGAAACGTTCATTCGCTACAACGATGCGATTCCCATAGTGCGAAAAATCCGCTCGTATGGGGAACAGAGTTTCTCGAGCGTCGTGAGTGCGAACGACCCGTTCGGGTTCGATACACGAGTTGAGAATGGCTATAGGCGAATCAAACCCAACTTCACACTTACGGCTATCGACGGAGGGGTGACGTTTTACTACAACGGCTGGAAGAAAGAAGGCGCAGGTTTCATAGAGCGTGAGAGGATCGAGCGAAACACCGCGTGGATCGACAAGTGGAAAGTGCTTATCTCGAAGGCTTACGGGGAGCGAGGCAGCTTCCCTTATCTAGTACTGGCGAGTCCATTCATCGTCGAGCCCAACAGCTGCTGTACGGAAACGTACCTCGTCCTCGGTCCCTGCCGAAGCAGGAAGGAAGCTGAGAATGTTGTTTCATATGTGCAGACGAAGTTCTTTCGCTTCCTCGTCTTGCTATTGAAGAACACTCAAAATGGGATGAAGAAGGTGTACTCACTGGTCCCATTACAGTCTTTTGAAGAATCGTGGTCGGACGAAAAGCTGTTCAAGAAGTACGGCTTGAGCAAACACGAAGTCGGTTTCATCGAGAAAATGGTTCGCCCGTTGGAGGACTAGATGGCCGCAGGTGACTTTTTCCCACCCCGACCGGGCGCAACACCCACGATCTACGCCTTCGCCAGTACGCATCCCGATCATGCGGGGCTGCTCAAGGTCGGCTACACCGAGCAGAGCGCCGCCGAGCGCATCGCACAGCAGTTCCCTGGCGGATTCACGGGGTACGACATCAAGCTGATCGAGCCGGCGATGCGCTCCGATGGCAGCAGCTTCACTGACCGCTATGTGCATCGCCATCTGCGCAGCCGCGGCATCCAGAACCCGACGCATGAGTGGTTCCGCTGCACGGTCAAGGATGTGCAAGCGGCCATCCTCGCCGTGCGGGAGCGGCTCGCGAACGTCGAAGACCGGACGCTGAGCTTCTGCCTGCGGCCGGAGCAGGAGCGGGCGGTGGCGATGACTGCCGACTACTTCTCTCGCGCTGCCACCGAACAGCCGGGACACACGCCGCACTTCTTGTGGAACGCGAAGATGCGCTTCGGCAAGACCTTTACCGCGTACCAGCTCGCGCGCCGAATGGGGTGGAAGAAGGTGCTCGTACTCACCTTCAAGCCAGCCGTCCGGCACGCGTGGGCCGAGGACCTTGAGCGGCACGTCGACTTCGAGGGCTGGCAGTTCATCAGCCGCGATGGGCAACTGAACGGGAACGACATCGATCCGGAGCGGCCAGTTGTCAGCTTCGGCAGCTTTCAGGACTTTCTGCAACGCACCGCGAACGGGGCGATCAAGCCACGCAACGAGTGGGTCCACACCACGAACTGGGACTGCGTGGTGCTGGATGAGTACCACTACGGAGCCTGGCGCGACAACGCCAAGGGGCTCTTCGGCTCGGACGAGGAAGATGAAGGTGAAGTCGTCGCCGAAGTGACGAAGGACGAGCAGGCGTTCGACGAGTCGATCCTGCCGATCACGACGCGGCACTACCTCTACCTCTCAGGCACGCCGTTTCGGGCGTTGGCGTCGGGCGAGTTCATCGAGGAGCAGATCTTCAACTGGACCTACAGCGACGAACAGCGGGCCAAGCGCGACTGGCCTCAAGCGAACGGCCCGAATCCGTACGCCTCACTTCCACGGCTGGTGCTGATGACCTACACGCTGCCCGACGACATCCGCCAGGTGGCGGAGATGGGTGAGTTCAACGAGTTTGACTTGAACGAGTTCTTTCGGGCAGAGGGAGACGGCGACGAGGCCAGGTTCGAGCACGAGGATGAGGTGCAGAAGTGGCTGGACTTGATACGCGGCGCCTATCGAGGCAGCACGGTCGACGATCTAAAGCTTGGGCGGGAGCGGCCGCCGCTGCCGTTCGCCGATGCGCGCTTGATGGGCGTTCTGAACCACACATTCTGGTTCCTACCACGCGTGGCATCGTGCCACGCCATGGCGAACTTGCTGCGCGCCCGGCACAACTCCTACTATCACGACTTCAAGGTGGTGGTCGTAGCGGGCGATCAGTTGGGCACTGGGGCTAAAGCATTGCCACCTGTGCTCGAAGCGATAGGCGAGCCGCTGGCCACGCGCAGCATCACGCTCTCGTGCGGAAAGCTGACGACGGGAGTCACGGTGCGGCCGTGGGCAGGCATCCTGATGCTCCGCAAGTGCTCGAGCCCCGAGACGTACTTCCAAAGCGCGTTCCGTGTGCAGTCGCCTTGGACCGTGCCAGGCGAGGATGGGTTGGACATCATTGTCAAGCCGGAGTGCTATGTGTTCGACTTCGCGCCGAACCGAGCACTGCGGCAGATCGCCGACTATGGCTCTCGTCTCGCGACTGACGATGCGACCCCTGAGCAGCGTGTGGCGGAGCTTGTCGGCTTCCTGCCGGTGCTGGCATACGACGGGAGCGCCATGCGGCAGCTCGACGCCGAGTCGATTCTGGACATGGCGACCGCTGGCACCAGCGCGACGCTGCTGGCCAAGCGGTGGGAGAGCATTCTGCTCGTGAACGTGGACGACGCGACGCTCGGGCGGTTGATGGCGGACAAGGCGGCGATGAACGCGCTCATGAGCATTGAGGGGTTCCGAAACCTGAACGCCGATCTCGAAACGATCATCAACCGCTCAGAGCAGATCAAGGACACGAAGCGTCGCGCAGGCGAGGGCGAGGAGCTGGACAACAAGGAGAGACGCGAACTCACCGAAGCAGAGAAGGAGCGGAAGAGCCTTCGCAAGCAAGTGCAGGAGAAGCTCCTGAAGTTCGCGGCGCGCATTCCGGTATTCATGTACCTGACCGACTACCGCGAGCAGCGACTGAAGGATGTCATCACCAAGATTGAACCACGGCTGTTCCAGAAAGTGACCGGACTGACCACGGCGGACTTCGAGCGATTGGTGAGCCTCGGCGTCTTCAATAGCCAACTCATGAACGATGCGGTCTGGAAGTTTCGGCGGTACGAAGACGCCAGCCTGCGCTACATGGGTGTGGAGCGGCATCGCCCGCTGGAGATCGGCCTATGGGACACGGCCTTGTCGGAAGAGGACTTCAAGCAGACGTTTGAAGGGATCGCTGCGACCTGATCGGCTGGCCCCCTGGTGCGTCATCTCGCGCCCTGCATGCAACTCACTCTCGCCACCGCGTAGGTATCCAGTAGGAGACAGCGGCTGACAGCCGCGGTCGCCGGAACGTTCGTGGCCCACCAAGGCCGGTCAGACGATCACGCTCCACCCAGGAGTCCTCGATGTCACCGCGCGCAGAGATCGCGACGCAGCCGGAGGCCGCGCTGCTCACCGTCGACGATGTGGCTGGCCAACTCGTGTGCTCCCCGCGCCATGTGCGACGCATGAGCGATCGCGGTGCCATGCCGACCGCGGTCCGGCTTGGCGGACTCGTCCGCTGGGAGCGCATCGCGATCGAGCGATGGATCGCCAAGGGCTGCCCAGCGGTGGCTGGGCTCCGCGACTGAGCATCGCGGGTCTGCATCGAACTTGATCTTCGGGGCCGGTTGCGGCTCAGTGTCGCCACGAGTGGCCAGCCACTGAACTCCCATGGGAACCGTCTTCCGCAAAGCCTGGACCGTGCCCGTGCCGCCCCGAGCGGAGATCGTCACGCAGCGCGGCAAGCGCATGGCGCGATATCGAATCCGAGGCGGCGCTCTCCGCACGGCTGAGGTGTTCACGGCCGCCGATGGCCGCGTGCGCATGCGCGGCGAGACGAAGGCGTACATCGCGAAGTACCGCGACGCGTCCGGCGCCTGGATCGAGAAGCAGACCGGCTGCACCGACGAGACCGCCGCGCGGGCCATCCTTGGCCAACTCCAGCGCCGCGCCGAACTGATCCGCGCTGGCGTGATCACGCAAGAGGAGGACGAGGCGGGCCGTCACGGCACTCAGCCGCTGAGTGAGCACTTGGAGTCGTGGACCGAGCACCTTCGCACGAAGGGCAGCACCAAGCACTGGTGGACGCAGGCCAGTCGCCGCGTCAAGCGAATCTGCGACGAGCGGGGGCTCAAGAGACTCCGTGATCTGTCGGTGGCGCCGGTCGAGCGCTGGATGCGCGAGCAGACGGACGCGGGTATGTCGGCAGGCACGCGCAACGGCTACCGCGGGGCACTCATGGCCTTCGCCAACTGGTGCGCCCGAACGGGCCGACTCCCGTCGAATCCGCTCACACATGTTGCAACCGCCGACGATCGGTCTGACCGGCGGCGCACGCGCCGTGCGCTCACCGACGACGAGTTGATGCGGCTCCTTGACGCGGCACGCAGACGGCCGCTCGCCGAAGCGTCGACGCTCCAGTGCGGCAAGAGGAAAGGGCAGGAGGGGGCCAAGGTCTCCGACGCCTATCGCGCGCGCCTCGAACGCCTCGGGCGCGAGCGCGCCCTCATCTACAAGACGTTGGTCCTCACCGGCCTCCGCAAGGGCGAGCTCGCGTCGATCACCGTCGGACAAGTCGACTTCACCGGCCCGGTGCCGTACCTACTCCTGCACGCGCGCGATGAGAAGAACCGCCGTGGCGCCGAGATTCCGATCCGTGCCGACCTCGCGGGCGAGCTCCGCGCATGGATGGACGAGAAGCTGGCAGTCCTGCAGGCCGAGGCGAGCGAGCGCGAACAGCCGATCCCCGCGCGACTGCCGCACGCCACCAAGCTGCTCACGGTGTCGAACGGTCTGATCCGCATCTTTGATCGCGATCTGGCCTTCGCCGGGATCGCTCGCATCGAGAAGCGCAACGGCAAGGAAGTCGTCTTCAAGACCGACGAGCGCGGTCGCACCGTCGACATCCACGCCCTGCGGCACACTTTCGGCACCCACCTCTGCCGCGCCGGCGTTCCGCTCCGCACCGCGCAGGCCGCCATGCGCCACAGCGACCCGAGCCTCACCGCGAACGTCTATACCGATCCGAAGCTGCTCGATGTGGCAGGGGCGCTGGAAGCGCTGCCCGCACTTCGGGATACAGGTGGCCGACTGGGCGCTCGAGGCGCGAGTTGCGCAGGGAGGTGAACCCCGCCGGCGGGCTCAGGGATCGCGATTCCTGCAGGGGCCCCATTTCCGCCTAAGCGCGGTGGTTACTGCGTCATGAGCAGGCGGCACGGTGTGGGATCGATGGCAACTTGAAGGGGCCGGGCGTGCGACGTGAAGGAGCAGATCGCCTGGCCAGCCGCCAGCGAAGGCAGGTGCCGCCAGAGGGACGCCTCAATCCCTCCGATCGAGCGCTGCAGCCGGCTAATGACGTTGGCGTCGCTGATCTTGTGAAGAATCCAGTTGTTGATCAGGCCGAGGACTTCGTCGGGCAAGTGCTGGGGCAGTTGGGTCACGAATCCGAGACCCAACCAGCGCTTCCGGCCGCGCCGCGCGATGCGCGCAACCTGCTGGAAGAGCACGGGCATTTGCTTGATCCGGTGCGCCGAAAGGAACTCGTGCGCTTCCTCGATGATCACCATCGTCGGGGTCGGGGCCTTGTTGGCTTTCACTGCCGCCCTGTAGTTTTCCTCCTGCCGGCGCTGAATGCCGCGCAGCAAGTCCGCGATGACGAGGTTGTTGATCTGAGGAGAGTCCGTGTCGCTCAAGTCAATGATTGTGACCCGGCCGGGCTGGAGCATGTTGGCGAAATCGAGGGCCGGCGCCGTAGGCGAGTCAAAGACTTTGAGACGCCGGAGCTTGCCGAGCTTGCCCTGGAGAGCTCTCCAGCTCGGGACGCTGCCCGGCGGCTTGGAGTCGGTGATGAGCTTCTTCAGCTGCGGGGCCTTGGCCTTGAAGTCGGTCGTCCAGAAACCGGCCTCAGGTTCGTCATTCTCCATCGCCGCGATGATCTGCACGAAGTCGTACAGATGGTCCAGGGACATCATGGGGTAGCCCTGCTCCATCTCGTCGAGTTCAATCATCTCCGCCTTCTCCGCGTCGGTGCGCGGCCACACTTTGCACTGCTCCAACGCCCGCTTGCACAGGTCGAACGCCTTCATGAAGCGCGTTTCCTGTGCTTCGGTGAGCTCCATGATTTCCTGCACGGCATACGGGGACAGGTCACTGAAGCGGAGGCTGAACGCGGCAACACTGGGATGACTCGGATTCGCGCAATCGCGTCCAACCAGGTGGAGAACGTGGGTGTTGGGCACCCCCTTGGGCGCACGGCCGCGGCGGGCGAGGCCCTCGATCATCACGGGGTTGTCGGTCGGCTCGTTGATGGCGCAATACTCCCCCTCAGTGTCGATGAGGACGACAGCCATGTGTTGCGCCTGCAACTGGGACACGGTCCCCGACACAGTGGTGGACTTGCCGCCGCCGGTCGTACCGAGGATTCCCAGATGTCGCGGCAGCACGGCCTTGCTGTCGGAAGGGATACGGACTTCGAGGTCATCGAAGCCGTCCGCCAGTCCCAGACAGATATCGCCGCCGAGCTTGAGTACCTTCATAGTTTCGTCCTTGTCGAGGACGAACACAGGGCTGTTGGGTTTCGGCCGGCGGCGGGGAGGCACGATGGTGCCGCTCTTCAGCCGCTCGCCGATGAGCGCGAGCTGGCCGCGGCCGTGGAAGGGTGGCATAAGAAGACCACCGCGGACGGTCGAGGCGATGATCGGCGTCGCGTCGGCCGACAGGCCATCAGGCTCCGCGAAGGGCCCTGCGACCACCGCGGCCAAGTACTCGCGATTGTCGGGCAAGCTGTGAATCCGAACGAGCGCTTGGCTGGGCAGCGTGTCGATGGAATCCTTGGGCAATAGGACGGTGACTGTGCCGTCTTGGCTGGAGCCGCTGTCGAACATGGTCACGCCCACGCTCCCGTCATACTCGGCAGGGCGTGTCCACCGCCCGCCAGCGCGTTCACCATCACGCGCGATCTCTTCGAAGACTTCGGGTGGCGTCGAGTCGATGGTCCCGGTCTGAGTCATAGTCGTCTCCATCTCGAGTCGTGCGTATCAACGGCGGGTGGAGCGCTCGGCGAGGTAGCGGAACGGTTCGCCGGCGTCCGCGTAAGCCAGCTGGGTGCTCGCGGCAAAGGTGCTACCACCGAACATCATGCCGCAGACCTTGTCAGCCAGGTCGATCAGCATGGGAAACCCGCGGTGCTCCTGTAGGACGCTGTCAGCGATCGCGACCAGCGCCGCTTCGTGGGCATGGTCGGCGTGGGCGTAGAAAACCTGCGGCGGGGCGTAGCTTGAAGCTCGGTACACACCGATCACTACCTTGTCCCCGGCTTCCTCCACGAGCTGAACGACGGACTTCTTGGCGCCAGGCCAGTGCTCGCCGCGGTAGTGACCTTGCGCGACCCGCTCAAGTTTGTCTCTGAGCGAATCGACGATGGCGTATTCCAATGGCTGAAGGGCGCCGCCGATGGTCAGCAGCTCGCGCTCCTTGGGGCCACTGGGGACATAGACGAACTTGCCGAAGTCGACCAGGTCACGCAGGATGCCGCAGCCCATCTCGCAGAGCTGGGGACTTCCGGAGCCCGTCACGAGTTCATACGCCAAGGGGTTACCGTGGCCCATGCGGAAGACCGCTGTTGATTTGCGCAACAACACCGCTCGTTCGGCGAAGGCCATGATGCCACGGCGGGCGAGATCGCTGAGCTGGTCGCGCTTGGACGGCTGGTCGACGGCGCCACGGTTGCGGCGGCGCTCCAGCATTTCTAGGGTCTCCTCGATCGCGTTTGTGCCGGCCGCGCGCAGGTCGCGCCGGAAAAGGCGGTGCCCCCATGAGCCTTGGTCTCCGCTGTACGAAACGAGGCTAACGCCGATCTGTGTAATGGTGACGGGAAGCGTGTCGTGCACCGCGATCGTGCCGTCACACGCCTCAACGCCGCCGTTGAACAGCAACTGCGAATGCACGGTCTCGACCTGCTCGACTGTCGTCTTGAAGACACCTGCACACGCTGGGCGTAGCGGGCGTGTCTTGAGGAGGGGGAAGATCTGTCGCCGAATCTCCCGGTGCATCTCGCCTTCCTGCCGCACCGCGTCGGATACTTCCCTCTGCACCCGCTCGTACATCGTCGCCAGTTCCGCGCCCGGCCGCCACGTGTCCAAGTCGAGAGCGTGTTCGAGCGGCTCGCCGAAGGCGGTCTGGAAGTCGGACGCCTCCAAGGCGGACAGCTCGGAGCTGACAGACGCGGGCTTATCGAGAGGTTCGGGGTTCATTGGACTGGCTCGCTGGTTGGGTGATGCGGTCCTCCGTGACCGCCCGCCCGGCTCTGTTCCGCGCCGGGAGCAGAACTGCGACATTGCTTCACTAGGATTCCAGGCCGAGCCACTCTTTCATCGATGGGATTGGTCGCGCCGAGGCGCAGATGACACGGGCATACCCGTCAGCGACCGACGCCGGCAGCCCGAACTCACGCGTGAGAACACTGCAGACGGTGTCGACACCAATGCCGATGGTGCGAGTTCGCGCGAGCACCTCGCGACGAGGGGCGAGCAGTTCGAGTGCGAGCGCGTCCGCCGAGTCTTCGCGTGCGACCGTCTCGGCGTCGTCCGCGAGCCCGCGAGGACCCCGGTGCCATAAGCGGGCGTACACACCTACTTGGACGCGGCACAGCACAGCCGAGAGTCGTTCCTCCGGAGTCGCTTGGCGATCTCCATCGAGCACCGGGACGATGACATCGCCCAGGGCTCGCATGGCGGCTTGTCGCGGTAGGAGGTAATCGAGCAGGAAATGCGCAGTCTCATGAGCGAGCGACATGCGCTGCTCGACAATTGGATCGAGCCCATCGATAAACACGAGTCCGCGGCCGCGGGACGCGACAACACACGCCCGAAGGTCGCGCTTGGCCGGCGAGACCAGATGCGCCAAGCCATCCGCCGCCAGCCAGTCTCGTACGAGGTCCGACCTCAACCTCGGCAACTTCACGATCCCAAGTGGTAGTGCCCACAGCACTGATGCCTCAAGCTCCCTCGGGAACCCAGGGGGGTCGCCGGCGAGCTTCCAGAAACTCGCAGCAATCGACCTTATCTCGGCGTCATGCATCGGGTACTTTCGGGGCACCGCCGGGACTTGTGGGGTCGATACGGTCGCGCGCCGCCAGTAGGAAAGACGACGTCTGCTGAGAGCCCGCGCCGCGCAGAGAATGGAGCGAGCTTGCTTCACGAACCAACCGAGCCAAGGCGGTAGAGTCGCAGCCAACAAAGCCCGCGATCCGCGTCACATCCTCGCGAAAGGCCGGTGCCTCAGCCCGCGGTGCGCGACAGAGATATAGCTCAAACAGCTGAGCCGCACGTAATCCCAACATCGAGGCCAGCGACTCCCGCGTAGCTCGCCCTGATCCAATTATCGCCTCTAGTAGGCACCCTAGAAAGAATGGATCGTTGGCTGCGCGCGCGGCAGCGTTGGCGAGGCCTTGTTGGTGCTGCTCAGTCATCTAGTGTCCCTGGCACTGAGCGCTTAAGCCGCTTGAGTAAGCGGTCCTTGGCCTGCTTGACAAAATGGCGCTGCTCACTCTCGGGCTGATGAGCGAGGCCGAGAATCGTTGCGTACGGACCCGTCGCTCGCTCGCCCGCGGCAATGAGCCGCAGGACCGCAAGGTCCTCCACCGACATTGAGTTGATCGGACCAGTGACCAGTGCATCGATCCGGGCGCGGGCGATTTCTTGGTCGGCAACGTCATCGGAAGGGCTCGCTATCTCGATGTTCCCCGCCGAACCACGAAGTTCGACAACCGCGAAGCGGAGAACTCGGTCGTGGTGCCGCCTTTCTTTCTTCAGGATGTTGGCGAGATTGCCACGGGCGGCCATCTTCAGGTATGCCCAAAGGTGAAGGCGGGCAGGGTCGAACGCCTGCGGTCGCTTTGCAAGCTCCAGGATCGCGTCCGTCGCGGCGTCGAATACGACGCAGTCATCCCGAATCCGATGAGAGCCTCGCCGAAGCTCGTCAGCCAGCGCGTCGAGGGCATGCTGGGTAAGTTCCGCGGGTGCAACGGGATCGGCGGCGAGTAGCCGTCGATGAAGTTCCAGTAGGCACTCGGTGGACGGAATGGCCGGCATATCGCAATCTCACACCTTGAAGAGTCCCAGGAAGACTTCTCCCTCCATCCTCTGAGCGAGCGGGTTCTGACCGCGCTTCGAGACCGGGAACGGCAGAGATCGGCGGCTCGGTTCGAGTCGGCGGAAGCGGCTTCCTGCGGAGCGAAGCCCGACTGACTCAGCGAGAGTGGCAATCACCTTGCCGGCATCCTTCGAGCCGGGCATGACGATCGACGGTCCGAGCGAAAGGACTGCGGTCCCCCCCTGCACGAGACTGGTCTTGATATTGATCAGCACTCGCCGCATGTCTGAGAGGTAGCGGCGCACGAGACCGAGGCGACGACGGTCGCCGATGTCAGACACAATCTCTCGCTCCATCGAAGATGGGAGGCTGTCGGCCGAGTACATGCCACGCTCGCTGCCGATCATTCCTCCGCGGACATCGCGGAGACTGTTGAGCTCGTGACCCATCCACAGCAGGGAGAACTTGTGAGCGCGTATGTAGTCGATCGCATTGAGGTATGGAGGTGAGGTCAGCACCAATCGCGCCGAGCCGGATACGATCGGTGCCTCTCGCGCATCGATCCGACGTATCGAAGCAGGGCTCGAAGGCGACTGGCCCTCACCGAAAGGCAGACGAGACAACACCGACTTGGTGCGGCGCTCCCAGGCTTCAAGCGGCACCAGCACGTCCTTGTCATCCACTCTGTGCGGCCGAGATCGCGCAATGTCCAGTGCGAATGATGCGCCAGCGGACTTCGCAATGATCAGCGACGAGAAGACCGTCCAAGCCAGGTCTCGCGTCTTCCCTCCAGGCAGGGAGGCGATCTCCGATGCGAGCGCAAAGAGCTCCTTCTGGGATCGAGGGGGGAACCAGTACCTCAGGAAGTCCTGCTCTTCGTCCTCAAAGTGGGACCGGACGGTGTCGACGCGCAGCCCAGCGTTGAGTCGCCTCCGAGCGCCGGCGACAACCCGGGCCATTGCGCGCTCGGCCCTGGCTCGCGTGTAGCTGCTGGCACCCACCCTGGTCAGGAGCAGAGCCATCGGGTCGATGTCCGCACCGACAAAGACTCGCCCGGCCTTCAGCGCAGCAATAGCCGTGGTTCCGGATCCCACCATCGGGTCGGCGACGACGTCACCCGGGTCGGTGAGTCGCTCGATGATTTCCTGCGCCAACCACACCGGCATACGTGCCGGAAACGGGTGGTATGCCGGCGGATCGAGTCGGACTCTGCCCCGCGTTGCAATCCAATCCAGGGTTTCACCCAAGCGTTCTGATGCTGCTCTTGACACAACCGATTGTCCGACAAGTAGGTAGGCGACTGGTTCTCGAGTTCCGTTCAGGGTACCGATCCCTTGGGTGAGCCGCGCGAGCGACTCGCATTGCAGGGCGGCACCGCTCTCGACTGCCGAGGACATCGGGCGCCACAACCATGTCGGCACTGGAGTGCCGGGGCGAACTCGCGGCGGTCATCGCCGGCGGGATCGCGCGTCGCCACCCCTTGCACTCCACCTTGCACCTGCGCTTGCACAGACTGGCGGCCGCGCCTGACCATTGTGGTCCACCCGTGTCACTTTCGCGGCCTCTGGCCGACCTCGCGGCCTAGCTCTCAGCCGCCGCGTAAGTGGCGCCCGTGTCGCCTCTTGTCCGCTCCGGTCGCGTCCTGTCCTCTCTGGTCCACGAAAGCGGGTGAAGGGACTCGAACCCTCGACATTCAGCTTGGGAA